CTCTGGCAGCAACAAGGTTGCCAGCACAGCCACCACACTTGCCAAGAGCGGCAAGGGCGGTGACGCCAAAGTAACTGACAAGGTTGGCACCGAGGGCGAAAAGGGCCACGCACTTGTTGGTTCTGGTGTCAAGGGCGGCGCACCCACAAGCACAAAGGGCAAAGCCAACGTCGTGTCCAGCGTGATCAAGGGTGGTGGAAAAGGTGATCAAGACTTTTTCCAATCCAACTGATAGAAAAAATCATAAAGAAAACCCCCGTTTAACTGACGGGGGTTTTTTTTTGACTAAATAAGTATATGCCATTTGAATATCATAAAACCCTGAACAAGAAGTTTTGGAAAGATTTTATATTAAATGAATCTGTTGCAGGAAAGCTTGTGGACATGGCATTGGATTTTTACAGTAATTTAAAAACAAATGCACCTCTAGAAGATATTGAACTAACCGGATCTCTTACAAATTATACATATACAAACAAAAGTGATCTGGATCTGCATCTGCGTATTGATTATAGCAAGGTAAAAGCCAAGCCAGATCTGGTAAAACAATTGTTTGAAGCAGAGAAATACAAATGGAATCTAAATCATGACATATGCCTAAAGGGTCATCCTGTTGAAATCTATATAGAAGATACCAGTGTTAAACCCTATCCAACCAAACCTGTATACAGTCTTTTAAAACACAAATGGCTACAAAAACCCTCATATAACCCACCTGAAATAGATGAACAGAATATAAACAAAAAAGTAGATTCTTATAAGAACGAAATTGATCATTTGCAAAACAAATTAAATGAAACAGATTGTCGGATCATACTCCGTCAAATACATAATCGGGCAAAACTGATTCGTCAAAAGCTGGCAGATTCTCGTAAAGAATGTATGAAAGACAAGACTGTTGTTTTTGATTTTTGCATTGAAAATCTTGTTTTCAAACGCCTTCGGGACATGGGATATCTGGATAAATTGAATGATATCAAACTGGAATCCTATGACAAAATGTTCACAGAACAAACATGGAATTCTGGACTTCAAACAATGTTCATGTCAGACATGATGGGAAAAGTTAAAAAGAAAAAAGATCCCCGTCATTTGAAACCTTTTGTTCGGGATCCGGGCACACGTAAACATGTTCAAACTGTGCCCAATATGCATAAGAATTTGGACAAGTTTCCAGAAGTGGGAATGCTTAAAAAAACCAAGGGACGCCGGATCATAAGTGAACCCCGTGCGCAACAAATTGCTGCTTTTTATAATATAAATTTAAGTGAAAAGCCATCCAAGCTGGGAAGATCATCTGTAAGTATTAGAAAACAAAACAACATTTATGTATTGGAGAGCTAATGAGCATTGATCGTTACATAGGACCGGGTTGTGTATCGGTATATCCTTACACATATACACCCAGTGTTCTTCGCTTCACGGACAAAGAAAACAATGAATGTGAACGGGAGGTGGTGGGCGATCAAATGCGGGAAATCATTGACCTATACGGTCAAAAAGTGGAATATTGGCAAAATCCTTACAGCACACTGAGTGCCGACAACATTTACGGGGAAGATCCTACCCGTTATTGGCCGCAACCAAAAACCATCATCATGGGAATCAAATTGGATGAGGATAATCTGACTCTTAATAAATTTGGATTTGATGCACAGGATTACATGACTGCCATGGTGCATATCAGCAGTTTTTATGCAACATTTGGTCCCGGTCAGGAACCCAAAAGCGGTGATATTCTGAAATTAACTGAATATGGAAATGACCGGCCGGGAGATCGAGATGGCAAATTGTTTGAGGTCACCCAAAGATTGGATAGCGAAAACACCAGTATCAATCCTTTGGCCGGACACTATGTTTGGCTCCTAAAGCTGAAACGGTTTGATTATAGCGAAGAGGTCAATCTGCCCAACGAAAAGGGCAATCTGCAAGTCATGGACAATACGGGTTATGGCACACTTTCCGCCACGGTTAGCGGTGTGCAACCCAGCAAACCCCGACCCAGCACTCTGGAAGACAGTGCTGAAAAGATTACAAAGAAGTTTGTGTTTGATTATTCACAAACCGGTCATGACAATGTGTATGGAACTTATGACATACACAATGATTGATCTCGTTCACTGATTTCCTCTTCTTCTTCAACCTGTTCCAAACGTTCCAGATTGCGTTTCTTTTTAAGGATATCCATATTTGCCACTTTAGTGTCAATTCCGAATTCATGATGATTCACCTCATCCATCATGGTTTCAAAACGGCTATCCATGTATTTCTGCATGGCAATTGGCTGAATCCAAAAATCATCTGACATGTTCACGTTCATTTCCTCACATTTTTTCTCAATCAAATCAATTGATTCAATAAGACAGAGCCATCTGGCAAATTCTGCCTTCTTCATATCCACCCGTGCAGGACGATTGTTAAGAATCATTTCCATGGATATGCCATCGTGCATTTTCTTTGGATCATGAGAACTATTGATCAGTATTGTTTCTTGTAAAATTTTGTGTTCTTTTTTATTAACATTTAATCGGGCCATCTTTCCATGAAATACCATGGGAATTGCAAACATCTGTCCCGAGGTTGAATTATTTGCCTGTTTGGAAACAGTATTCTGGATATCGTACCATTCGTCGCTGGTCATTTCCACACGGGCTGGACGACCTTGCAGATCCAAATCCAAAATGATGTTTCGGGAGTTATTGATTTCGAGGTTGGGATTGATCGTGGATGTATTGTTGAACATATGCTGCTAAAATACAAAAAAGCAAAGGAACGTCAAGCTTTATCTTAAGTTCGCTCATGATGCTGAATGCAGCGCTCACGGATTCATAAATTTTATGGACCACAAAACTTTTACGATCCAATCCTTCCGGTTTTTGAATGCTCAATTTTTTATACTCCTGAAAAATTTCATCAAAAAAGTCCATGATAATCCGTTCAGAATCGTTTAAATTCTTCTTTTTAGTACGGAAAATTTTATATAAATTATAATATTCTGGTCCCTTTTTTATGAAAAAATTGGCCAATTCCTCATCAAATTCGTGCATCCAATTTTCATTTTTTACAGTGGAAAGTGGAACAACACTGCTGCTGCTTACACTTTTGGCTATTTGAAAAAGAAGGTTATTATTCATCTTTCAGATTCAAAGGAAGAGCATCCAAAGACTGTACAACCACCGGCTCAGTGTTGAGTGCAGTTCCTAGTTTTACATACACCGATACTTTCTTTTCGCATTTGGGACAATCATAAACAGTGCCTTCCTGAAGATCAATCGGAACAAAACATTTGTTTTTGTCAGCACATGGGCAAGTGAGTTCATACCCCCTTTTGTTATATTCTTGTTCCAATTCCAGATCCACTTGCTTTAACTGCAAACCATAACGGATCACGGCAAACTTTCTGAAACCAAAATCAATTGCATATTGCAAGCCTATGGAAAATACCGATGCAAAAAAATAAGTCCAAAATGATGTCACACCCAATGAATAAAGAAAGCCGCAAGCGGCCAATGGAAGACTTAAAAATAAGATTATTCTAAACAGCATTTTATCCCTCTAAAATTTTATTTAGAGGGTCTACTGTTTCTTCAAGTATCTTTTGAGCTTTGTTAATTTTCTCTATAACCTGTTCCAATTGTTGTAATTTCTCTTTCTTGTTGCCAATCAGAGGGTTATTTTTGCTCATTTCACAGATCATTTTGCTGTTGCTTAGTTTTGTGAAATTATCAGCCAAACTTTCAAAAATCTTGTCCAAAGGATAAGGAAGAGTTTTAGGGGCCAAATAAGCACCTTCTGGGGTGAATTTTTTGATTAAATCGTCTACTGTAAGTGTTTGACCTTTAAGCTCCCGGGTGGCAATACCAGATACCCATCGGTTATAAATCATCTGTGTATCTTCATTAAACATATATAAATTATTTAGTATTGTAATAAATAATAATATGGCAGTATTTTCCAAATATTTTGCAAATATTATAAGCGAGCAAGATGCACCTGAACTGGCCGGTCCTGAAACTGCGCCTGCTGAAACTGATCGGGCCAGCATGGAAGCTGAACTGGACAAAGACACACAGCCCCATGAATTTGATGTGCAGGCTGTGACCCGGGAGCAGATGGCATCCCGTAAAACAAATGCTGCTCAAGCCATTGAACTACAAAGCTGGGTGAAAAATATCGACAAGTTTCTTGAATATCTGAATAGCCCGGACATCAACTCTGTTCAGACACAATTGCACATGGCACCTTGCGACAGTCTTTTTGAAAAGGTAGCCAAGAGCGAAACCAAAAAAATTGCCCGTGTTTGCGTGGAACTTAGCGGACTCAGCGAACGTCTGAAAGCTTATCTGATCAGCAGCAAGAGCGAGAAATAATCACATCTGCATTTGCAGTCGGGCTTTTGGTCCTTCAAACGTATTTTTTAATATAAAGTCGGTTTCTACCCCGTTTATTTTCCTGTCCATACACATTTCATTCAGATCTTTGTAAGGAATACTTTTGGGCCAAACAAAAACTTTTTGCTTGTTTTCAATAAGCTGTTTCATTTTTTTATAAGCCGTCTCATCCTTGTTTTGATTGTCTAACACCCAGATCTTAGAATGTAATGGAAAATTATTCAATTGTTCCTGTTGTTTCTCGGTAAGACTGTTTCGACTTTTATTGATGCCGGAAACCGCTACACCATTCCGACAAAAACAGGCATCAATTGGTCCTTCAAATATGAAAATATGGGGAAATTCAGTTATTTTATCCACATTGAACAGACTTCGGTCCCCACCACTTTTGCTAAGATAATTGGGTAGATCGGATTTGTCTGAAGGAAGTTTTCGGCTTTGATAATAAGCTATCTTTCCATCCAGATCATAAAAAGGAATGATTAATCTATTTTTATGTATATAATCCACCGAGCTGAACCAAAATGTTTTTGGCTTGTTAACGGCTGAATGAAGTCGTCGGTTGCACACATAACTTACACATTCCTTAAAATGAGCATTCTTCATATTTTTAAACACCTGTGTAGTGTCAAATATGTTCACAGAATCCTTTGGTAGTATCTGTGGTTCCAGTGGCTTTTCCTCAAGCTTGATTCGATCATTTACAAAATTTTTGTCGCTGATGGGTTTACCGGTAAGATCAAAATGAAGCTTGTATAATTTTGCACTGTATCCACAATTAAAACAATAACAGCTGTTTGTTTTAGTGTAAAAATAAAATCTTTTGCGTTTCAGCCATGAATCACCCTCCCGGCAAATGGGACAACAACCATTATATGTTTGGTTGTATTTATTGTAATTTAATTTTGCCAGATGACTGCTGAGAAAACTGTGAATATCGATCACCAACATATTTTAACATAAGAATTGAATTATCAAATATTGTGCTTAAATAAGCAAGTTATGGACCGGGACAAATATTTTGACATGGGCATGCAGTTCATGGGTTATGGAAAATATGAAAAAGCCATAAAATATTTTGAAAAATGTCTGAATCTTTATGAAACCAAAGAACACAAGGCTTTGTGTTTGAATGCTCTGGGAAACGCACTGGAAAGGGACGAACAAACCAAAAAAGCCGAGGAAACTTACAAAAAAGCGATTGAAATGGATCCCAATCAAAAATTATTTTATAATAATCTTTTTAATCTTAACAAATTTCAACGCAAAAACAAAGAAGCACTGGAAACTTTTGAAAAGCACCTCTACAATCCAAATGACCCTAATCAAAAAATAGTTTTGGCGGAACTTTATACAAATGTGGCCAAATATGAACAGGCATATGATGTTTATTTGAAACTGATCAAAGAGTATCCACAGGAGGTTTCATTTTATTGGAAAATTGCTCTTAGTTGCAACAGTATGGGCCGGAATGATGAAGCCAT